TAATTAATACAAACGCGTTGTCATCATCTGCAAATTTACTTACGTCTACTGTAAACGGAGTTGCCTCAGCGACTGCAACAATTGTAAATTCCATTTCTTTAAATTCGGTTACAAATGCTCTAACAGTGACAGTAAACGGGATAGCTTCAACTGCTGTAAATATAATTAATTCAAACGTGTTGTCATCATCGGGAAATTTACTTACGTCTGCTGTAAATGGAGTTGCCTCAGCGACTGCAACAATTGTAAATTCCATTTCTTTAAATTCAGTTACAAATGCTCTAACCGTAACAGTAAACGGGATAGCTTCAACTGCTGTAAATATTATAAATTCAAACGTATTATCATCATCGGGAAATTTACTTACGTCTGCTGTAAATGGAGTTGCTTCGGCAACTGCAAATATAATTAATTCAAACCTATTGACACTAACTGGAAATTTACTTACATCTACTGTAAACGGAATTACAAGTGTCTCTGTATCTATTCAAACACTAATATCTGGTCCAATAGCAGGAGATATTGTTACAGTTAATTCATCTGGACAGACGATTGATTCTGGAAAAACATTTGGAAATGATGGAACAAATGCTACAATTCCAACATCAAGTCAAATGCAAAACTATGTTACAACGCAATTATTAAATACTCCAACTTTACCAGCTGTTCAGTTTTCTACAACATCTAATGTAACTACCTTTTCAGGTCTTGGTGCGATAGATGGATATACACCAAATTCTGGAGATTTTTTGTTAATCAAGAATCAAACTAATAATGATAATAGTATTTGGCAAGTTTCTGCGGGATCATGGTCAAGATGTTTTAATAACAGTGGTGTATGGTCACCTATAACAACACAAACAATATATTCTCAATTAAATATAAATGGAGGTATTTTAAATGTATTAAATGGAACAGTAGGTAAAAATATTCAATACCAAATTAATATAGTAAATCCCTCTGCATTATTTGGATCATCTATAGTTTATGTAACTGCTTTAACAAAACTTCCTGCAAGAGACATATACTGTGGATATGTAGATGTAAATATAGGAAATAATACCAATAATAACGGAACATCATCATTTCCATATGCGACAGTTACTCAAGATTTAGCTGGAGCTAGTTATCCTCATATTACATATATAGCTCCATCTGGAAGCAATTATACAGAAACTTTGTCTATGGGATCTGGAAATAGTAATTTAACATTAATTTGTTGCGATTCTTCAGACGCAGGCAAATGTCAATTCAGTACAGCATTAACATTGGGATCTGGAAACACTAGATATAGAGAAGTTGGAATTACCCGAAGCACAGGAGCATCTACTCCAATAGTATTAGGATCTGGAAATTTAGCAAGACATACATTCGAAAATTGTATATGGATAACATCTGGAACTACATTAATGTCATTGGATGCATCTTTAACAAATTGGATAGATATATTTAATTTAGATGCGACAGGATCTCCATTAGCATCTATAGTATTGCCTAATTTTACAACATCATTTACTTTTAATATCTACAGACAAACTAAATCTTTAGCATTTAGTTTTTCTGGAGGATCCACAGGAGCAAATTGTATTATTAATATTTTTAATTCTGCTAAAGGTATTGTAGGTATTCCAAACGGATTTACTGGTACTATTATATATTATGATGGGTATAATGTTAATCAAATAATTACATTACAATCAACATTAAATACAATATTAGCAAGTACAAATCCAACATTAAATGGATATTATGCTGTATCATTTTCCTCTCCAACAGGAATGCCTGCAGGTTGCATCTTTGCCAAGTTTTCAGCAGGAGGAATTACTGTAAATAATATAGTTGAACAATTTCTAACTGGAACAACACCCAGTGTTTATGATTATACAACACAACAAGTCTTTGTTAAAAATGCATCTGGGGGATTTAATGGATGGGTAGCATCAAATACAGGAGCATATCTACCCTTATCTGGAGGAACAATGTCTGGAAATATTACTATTCCGACTGGAAATATAATAACTCTAACAGACGTTCCAACTGTTGGAACATCAGCTGCAAATAAAACCTATGTAGATACTAGTATAAATACTGGTATAAATGCTCAATATCCTATCTCTATTGCAAATGGTGGTACTGGACAAACAACATCTAATACTGCATTGAATGCTCTATTACCAACACAAACAGGACAAAATGGTAAAGTATTAGGTACAAATGGATCAACTACATCTTGGGTTACTTCTACGAGTTCAATAACAAATTTATTATCATCTGCTATCAATATAATGACCAGTACAGTGAATGGTGTTGTTGCAAATGCAAACATTATAAATTCAAATGTGTTGTCATCATCTGCGAATTTACTTACGTCTACTGTAAACGGAGTAGCCTCAGCGACTGCAGCAATTGTAAATTCCATTTCTTTAAATTCGGTTACGAATGCTCTAACAGTGACAGTAAATGGGATAGCTTCAACTGCTGTAAATATAATTAACACAAACGTGTTGTCATCATCGGGAAATTTACTTACGTCTGCTGTAAACGGAGTTGCCTCAGCGACTGCAACAATCGTAAATTCCATTTCTTTAAATTCAGTTACAAATGCTCTAACAGTCACAGTAAATGGGATAGCTTCAACTGCTGTAAATATTATAAATTCAAACGTGTTGTCATCATCTGCAAATTTACTTACATCTACTGTAAATGGAGTTGCTTCGGCAACTGCAGCAATTGTAAATTCAAATGTGTTAACTTTAACCGGTGTAAATCTTAGCTCTACAATTAATGGAATTATATCAAATACAGTATCAGTTCAACCGCTAATCTCATCACCAACAGCAAATGATTTAGTAACTACATCAGGAACAGGACAGGTACAGGACTCTGGATTATCTGTAACAACATCTGGATCTCAAAATTCCAATACAAATGTAATGACATCTGCAGCAACTCAGTCAGCAATAGCACTTGCATCTACATCTATACCAACAGCAAATATGATTGCAAAATGGGATGGAAATGTAAATATGAATGCAAATTCGTTTATCCCAAAAAGTACTGTATATTCTACATCTGCAACTGTTACTTTGACTGTGACCTCAAACGAATGTCAAGTCTTTACTAATGTGGCATCACTTTATACATGCATATTACCAAATGCCACTACATGTTCGAATGGTCAACAGTTTTGGTTAATGAACGAAACTATATCTGCTATACCAATTACAGATGCAAGTAGTAACATTCTTTATCAATTAGAAGGAGGATCCGATGTACTTTTAACATTAAAGTCTAATTTAACATCTGCTGGATCGTGGCATTTGGGTATATTAGAAATTAGTCAATATCCATATTCTTTTTCCACAAATGCAACATTAACACCGAGCCAACGTCTAAGTAGGTGGACATCATCTGGATTCGGAGTTATATGTACTCTTCCAACTGCTGCTAGTGCAAATGGATTAGTTTTTAAAATTATAAATACAAATTTATCAACATGGCCTATTACTATTCAGGATGCTGCAAATACGATTAATACTTCAGTAGCCATCGATACAGGTATAGTTGTTATCAGCGATGGATTAAGCTGGTACAATCTGTCATCAAATATAACTTTGTACTCATCTTCTATCTATACAACTTGGACTACGAATCAAACAGTTACCTCTCTCCCAGCTATTATCAAACCGACTACTATCATATCAGGCAATATTCCTTACAGTTCTGTAACTGGAACATTTATTCTCACTGCAGGAGTAACATATGATCTTAATGCAACACTCATGATCAATGTTGCTGCCACTACTGCATATTGTTATGTAGCTTGGTGTGATGTAACATCTGGAAATGCCATATCGGGTTTGACTCAGGGATATGCTGCAGGCAGTGCAGGATCTAGTAATGGATCATCGACAGTGATTGCATCTGGTATCTACACACCGATCACTAATCAAAGTATTAATTTGCAGATAACAGTTAGCGGAGGTCTCTTGTACGCTAGCGCTACTGTCTTGGGAAATATAAATTCATTAGCAATTAGTAATGTACGTATTGAACAAGTTGGACCATCACAGGCTATAACAAATATTTCAAGTTATGCATATGCATCTTTGGCAGGTAATTTTCCGCTTACTACATTAAATGCTACAGTTCCTTTTACCACAAATATTACTGGTAATATATTGAATAACGGTGGAATATTTACACTGGGAGCAGGTAATACATACAAATTAGAAGCTGTTGGTATATTAACAGGCGGTACAGGAGTTGGACAAGCATCTGTTTGTTGGATGGATGCTACAACAAATACTGTATTACAAAATGCAACATCTGGATCCGCAGTTGGAGGCACAGTAACATCAAATCCATTATTTTCCAACTGTTACTATACGCCTACATCTAATCAAACAGTTAAAGTTGGAGTTACTCAAGTATCAACAGCAGGAAATCAATTGCTACTTCCAGCTCCATACAATTCAAATGTTAAAATAACTCAAATTGCAACTCAGCCAATTGTAGGTACAACAGGATCTGCTGGAGGAAATATTTTTTCAAATGTTGTCCCAACTACCACATTCTCTGGAAATGTTGCTATAACTCTTACCGGTGGACCATATACATTTACAACATTAGGTGGTAGTGTAACTATAAATTGGGCAGGAAGTTTTTATAGTTCTTCTGGAACAGGACCAACAACTTTAAATATGTTAATAGATGGTGTTATAAGAGATTCGGCAACAATTTATATGCAAACTGTTAGTACACTTACCAGAGCATCTGGATCTTCCTTTTTGGGAGTAATAGCATCTGGATCACACACAATTAGTTTCAGTTTAACCAATGGAGCTGGAACTGCAACTACAAATCCTGATTGCAGATTTTCTGCAGAATACATTGAAACCAACACGCCGATAGTTCCAAGTCAACAAATTGTAGGAGGAAACATATTAACAAATGCAGTTCCTACTGGAGTAATTGGGCCATCTGCAGGAACAGTTGCTATTCCATTGGTTGGTGCACCATATAATTTTGTATCTCTAGGAGGTAACGTTACGATCACCTGGTCAAGTGCTATATCAGCCGCTTCAGCAGGATCGGCATCGCTAAATATCATAATCGATGGAGTTACAAAAGATACAGTTACCTATTATTTCGGTATTGCAAATATACCCATCACGGTTGGAAAGTGTACCTTTCTTGGAGTGATCGGTGCGGGTACTCATACAGTTACATTCAGTATGACTGCTGGTACAGCACAGCCCACTGTGAATGGAGGAAACAGTTTTTTCAACGCCACTTATTCAGAATACGGAACTTCTGTTGTATCTCCAAATGTTAATATTTGGACACTATATACACCAACTTTAGGATCCGCTGTTGCACCTGCTCCTACTGTGGGATCTGGAACTGTACTAACAGGATATTATCTGCAAAATGGCAAGATTTTGAATTTGCAATTATATTTTAACCAAACATCCGCTGGAACGGCAGGAGGTGGAAATTATTTATTTAGCATTCCTACCGGTTTTACAATTAATACTACAATCACAGGATTATTTAATTCTAGTGCACCATTTAATTTGCCAACCATTGGAAGTTGCACAGCTTCAATAGGAAATAATACGAATAATTTATCTCCAGGTGCAGCTATCGTATATTCGTCTACACAATTTCTTCTTTTGGTACAAAATATTAACAATCCATTATATTTTGCTGGAAATAATTATTATGCTATGAATAATGGAAATTTAAGTTATAGTGCTAATCTTTCAATACCTATTTTATAGACCAGAATTGAATTAACTATTTTAATATTCAAAATAATATCTATATAGATATCTGCGCAAACAGCTCGAACGAGATGGAATACATATATGATATAGAGGGATATGACGCAGAAGGATATAACGCAGATGGATATGATAGAGATGGCTTCAATAAATATAATAAAGATAGAAATGGCATAGCTAGAAACAGCGATGGAAGCAGATACAATATAGATGGATATGATCAATTCGGAAGAAATCGAGAGGGATACAACGCAGAAGGATATAATAGAGAAGGATATAACTCAGAAGGATATAATAGAGATGGACACAATGCATATGGATATAACGCAGATGGATATGATGTAGATGGATATAACGCAGATGGATATAACGCAGATGGATATAATGTATATGGATATAACGCAAATGGGTATGATAGAGATGGATATAATGCATATGGATATAATGCTGAGGGATACGATGTAGATGGATATAATGCATATGGATACAATGCAGAGGGATACGATGAATATGGATATGCTGTAGATGGATGGCATAGAGATTGGCCCAGAGATCAAGAAGATGTATTGCGTAGAGATTGGCGTAGAAATTGGCATAGAGATTTGCGCAGAAGACAAGAGAAATATGAACGAGATGAACTCAAGATCGAAGGAGATGACGAGGAAACAGAGACAGACGAGCTACGATGCAAAATATGTATGACTAATCGTGTACAGGTTGCATGTGATCCATGCTTCCATGTGGCAATGTGCATCCGGTGCGCAAAGACAATCGAAAACAAATGTCCTCTATGTAGAAAACCAACAAAACGACTTGTAAAGATTTATCTATAATACCAGTGCTATCTATCCTATAGACCAGAAATTGACTATGTAGATGGATAGATATAATAAAGACAAATGACAGCCAGAAATAGATGAATATAATGCAGATGTAGATGGATATAATGTAGATGGATATAATGTAGATGGACATTATGACAATGAACATGATGTAAATGGATGGTATAGATGTCTGAAAAGACAAGCAAAATATGAACGAGATAAACGCTAGATTAAAGGAGATGATGAGGAAACAGAGATAGAGGAGCTACAATGCAAAAATATGTATGACCAATCGTGTACAGATTGCATGCGATCCATGCTTCCACCTGACAATATGTATCCGGTGCTCAAAGACAATCGAAGATAATAAATGTCCTATATGTAGAAAACCAGCAAAACGACTTGTCAAGATTTATCTATAATACCATATGTTAAACTTTCTCGTCTGTAAAATTTAGCAAGGCTATTCAAATATACCTTGATTTTTAAATTCTGTAAATAGAATTTAAAATTCTACCCAAGGCGTCGGCGAAATATACATATCTATAGTGCTAATCTTTCAATACCTATTTATAGACGGATGTTTTCAAAAAAAAAATATCTATACAAATATGGTATGGAAATTGAATTAATTATCTTGATATTCGGAAGAATATCTGTATAACAGATACGAAGTCTGCAAAACAATCTCGAGATGTCATACCAATATGGTGAAGATGGGTACAATGCATACGGATGGGACGAAGAGGGATATGATAGAGATGGATATGATATAGAGGGATATGACGCAAATGGACAGCATAGAGAATGGCAAAGAGATCAAAAACAAGAGATTGGAGGAGATGACGAAGAAACCGAGACAAAGGAGATACAATGCAAGATCTGTATGACCAATCGTGTACAGGTTGCATGTGATCCATGCTTCCACTTGACAATGTGCATCCGGTGCGCAAAGACCATCAAGAACAAGTGTCCTCTATGTAGAATACCAACAAAACGACTTGTCAAGATTTATCTATAATAACATGCCAAACCCAAAACCTTCAAACCCCAAAAAGTTATCCAAATTCCAATTTTTAAATTCTATTTGCAGAATTTAAAAATACCGCTGGCGAATGTCCCTCAGGATTCGAAATTGAAATTAATTATTTGATATTCACCAAACACATCTGTACAGATTACGAAAGCGTGCAAACAGCCACGAACGAGATGCCATACATAACCGAACTGGATTACATATATACCGTAGATGTATATGACGCAGAAGGATATAATGCATATGGATATGATAGCTATGGCTTCGATAGACATGATAGAGATAGAAATGGCATAGCTAGAGATAGCGATGGAAGCAGATACAATATAGATGGACGTGATCAATTCGGAAGAGATGAAGAAGGATACGACAGAGATGGATACAACAGAGATGGATACAACAGAGATGGATACAACAGAGATGGATACAACAGAGATGGTATAGATGAAGATGGATACAACAGAGATGGTATAGATGAAGATGGATACAACAGAGATGGCATAGATGAAGATTGCATAGATGGAGATGGCAATGAACTCCAAATTGGAGGAGATGATGAGGAAACCGAGACAAAGGAGCTACAATGCAAAATATGTATGACCAATAATCGTATACAGGTTGCATGTGATCCGTGTTTCCACATGACAATGTGCATCCTGTGCTCGAAGACAATCAGAGACAAGTGTCCTCTGTGTAGAACTCCAGCAAAACGACTTGTAAAGATTTATTATTAAATATAGATATGATCAGCATTATTAATTCTGTAACCAAAAACACAAAATTGCAACAATAAATTAAGCAAAAGCTATCCCAAGTTTTAAATTCTATTTACAGAATTTAAAAATTATACTCGTCCCTACGCGCAGTCTCTAGGCGTCGGCGAAATATTACAAATTTTGAGTAGTTGATTTTGAACCAAAATGTTCAAAATGATAATAAATGGAAATAGATAATCCTCTACAATCATTAATTCAATCTGGATTGCAGGGAGTTACATTAAATGATAATGCATCTCCTGCCGAAAATATCATTTATTCCTCTCTCAAGACATCATCCTCTACAGGAGGAACAACACCATATGTCGTTAGCTCTACTGGACCATACACCACAATTCAATCAGCAATGGCAGCGGCATCTGCCGCAGGAGGCGGAGTTGTTTATGTTAAACCCGGAGTATATGCTGAAAATTTGACTTTGCTAAAAGATGTTGTGGTAGAGGGAAGCTTTGCCGATCTATCATTTGTTGATTCGATTCAAAATAATCAATCTGTTGTGCTTGGAACACACACGCTATCTCCCACAACTGCACAAATAGCATTTAAAAATATAGTATTTGGGCCGGATGCAAGTACATCTAATCCCATATTCACAATGTCTCCAACAGTTACATCTTTGGTTGAATTTGAAAACTGTTCATTTAGTACTTCTTTAAATTCTGGAACTCCATCTGCTGTTATATCAGCAGGAGGATCGGGTTCACTTACTTTAACAATGACAGGTATAAGTGCACTTTTGGCCCCTGGACCCACAGGAGATATCTTTCAAATTGGTAACAATTGTGTTTTAAATATTAGTAATAGTACAATGTTTAATCTGGGATCTGGATCATGTATTACAATATTATCTGGTGCCGGTACAATTACTAGTAATTATAATAGATATGAATCATCAGGTCCTTGTATTAAATTTACCTCTAATGCAAATTATATAACATTATATGACACCTATTCGTGTACCAACGTATCTGGATATTATATTGCTGCAACCGGATCCTTTGGATCAGTATCTCAAGGTGTTGTATCTTTAACAGGATTGGCATTAGATATTGATCCACAGGTAGGTGTTGTACAGCCTGCACTTGGTTCGCTGGCTGTACGAGGAAATGTAATTTTTTCTGATCAAAGTAGTAAACTAATTTACGTCATTGTAGCCAATAGCACTGCAGCTGGAGATAGCACTGCTGGAACTGTGCCCCTGGTCGGAGGCACTGCAACTGTTCAAACGACATCTGTGACTGCTAATTCGTTGATTAGATTGACATGTCAGGGCCTTGGAACTGTTGTTAACCCATCTGCGTTATGCGTTACATCCAAAGTTGCAGGAACAAGCTTTACCATCAAAGCTTCACAAAATACTGATACATCAACTATCTTTTGGGAGATTATAAACTAAATTGAAAGCCTTTTTTAACGAAATAACGTGTATAATCATGGCATGTGGAAATTGCTTCGAGGGCGGACAAATCACTACATGTTGTCAATGCGAAATCACTATATGTAAACATTCGAATATAGATGATATAAAAAATCCCTGTGATTATTGTCAAAATATAGGCTGTATGATATGCGATTATGATTATTATTACATACTTGTAATTGTTCCTCAATTCTGCTCGTGGTTAGGAAGTACGAAGGACATAAAATATGCAAAATGGCTATGTATCTCGTGCTGGAAAAACAAATACATATATTTTACAAATTTCTATAAATCTAACTTGCTTATTAAAAAAAAATTAAGTAACTGATTATACTATTAATTTTATGAAAATAAATTTTAATTGTTATAATAACAATTAAAATTAAATATTTATTCTAGATCAGGTGATACAGGCTATAGCCACGGTGATACAAGTCTATAACTATCTGTTATATCTATTTTTAATTTTGATACAAGTCCGTGTCTATCTTTAATTTCTTGTGTTTGGGCATTGAAATAAGCCACAAGCTGTATTATAGATACTGAAAACTCAGTAATTGGTGCTAATGGTATATATGTATCATCTAATCTATTTTCCCACAGTCTGATCAATTGATTTTTATATTCTTGATCGAATGTTTCTAATAACAGCTGACACTCTTTCCACAGTTCTAACCGTTTTAATAATAATCTTAAAGATATTTTCCATTGTTTCATGTTGTCATTTTTTATGAATTTTATTCTTAATGCTTGTTTTTTTGCATCAATAGATTCTATTGTTTGGGCTATTGTAATATTGTTAATCGAAACATGTATTTCTCTTAGAATTCTAGAGAAAAACAATTCTTTGCACATTTTTTTAAACGATTCATCTGGATATTGTATATTATTATCCCTTCTATGTTCTATTTCTAATAATGTTATTGCTCTATTTGCAATAACATTACATGGATCAGCGGGTAGATCTCCCATCTGTCTAGGAATTTCGTTATTATTCTCTCTGAGCCATTGGAAATAGTGAGGATTGTGAATCACTCCATTTTGTATTTTACATGTTCTCCATGAGAATGCCGTGTGGCATGTAACACAAAACATTTGATCACATCCATCTATCTTATGTATAGGTACTGAGCATTTTGGACATGGCTTTGAATCTTTTTTAATAAACTTGAGCGTTTCCAATATATCGGAATCACATTCGTGCTCATCATTTGTTATTACACTAAAACATTTATTGCATATAATATCATTACATATGCTGCATTTATTTTTAATGTATATACCATTGCAGGATTCCTTTGTACATGATTTGGGCATTTTTGATACTAGTTCTCTCTCTGGCTGATTTAATATTTCTCTATACGTATTTACCTCTTGAATATTTTCTTCTAATAATTTTATAATAGGTTCATCATTGCGAAATTTTTTTAGATGATTTTCAAGATGATAAATTCTTGAAGTTAATTTTTTGTTCATATTTGTAGCATGAAGTTTTTGTTTAGTTGAATTTAACAATAGTTCTTCTTCTCTTAGTATCTTTGAACATAATTTATCAAAAAATTTTTTCTGAGATACCTTTTTACCAAGATTCATTAATATATACGATGTTGATAATTCATTAAAACAAAGCATGCATTGTTGATTATCATTTGTTATACAGTAATACGTAAAGCATGTTAGACACACGGATTCTTGACAATATATACATTTAACATTTTCGCGTTTCTTATTAGCACATATTTGACATTCCATTGTTATTGATTTACATTTTAGTATTTAGAATAAAGTCAATTTATATTAGCGCTAATGATCTTAAATCCCTCTGTAAAACTCTAGCAAAAACGATCTCGTAAAATTTATCTATAATACCAGAAACTACTCTAAAGATTTATCTATAGTATCCCTATAATACCCCAGTATCATATGAAATCAATAAAGTTATAAATTTTAAATTCCAAGAATTTAAAATTTGACTAAAATTTAAAATTTTTACTTATTTCCATTGCCCATTTAAATTTATCTTGTTGAACTTTTGTGAAAATTTTATTTATTGGTATATTAAATTTTTTACACCAAGCAACAGTAATTCTAGGATCTAAATAGTTTAATTTAGATGTTCCCAAAGCAACAGATGCATTATCTTTTTTATCTTTTAATTTAAGTTTAAGTATTTTAAGTTTCTCATTTTCTTTCATCAGTTTATCTTTATCTGTAATATTTTTGATTTTACTCTTTTGTGTTGCAATTTTTTGTTGTAGTTTTTCTATAGAAACAGGAGATGTTTTTGTCATTTTTTGATGATTGCATAATACAGCGACCTGTCTATTTGCACTATTATATGCTAATATTTTTTCTGTATCGCTCATTTTGTTTTTTGTTAATTCATACAATTGACGTTCTAATGTTATTGATGCATTATATGTTCTAAATACCTTTGCTGTTAGACCTGGCATTAATTCTTGTAAATATTTATTTAATAACGTAGTATTTAATTTATCAAACAAACTATCACATGGTCGCTTGTTCTCTGTAAAGAACTTGAAATTTTTATATACTTGTTTAGGAACAGCAATAGAATTTTTATATTCTATACTATCTTTTCCTAAAAATTTTAATTCGATAACATTATCTTGTTTTAGTTTAACATGTTCTATACGAAGTGTACAAACACCAACAGTGTCTGCTTGATCTGAATCCTTTTCATTTCCAGCTCGCAATGATAATTTATCTATTAAATATAATGCAACTGCTCTTTGGCGTATAAACATTTCTTTCGATTTAAAATCTATTTCATATATTTTTCTTATATCATCTATATGGGTATGCAATTTTCTGGCAAGCTCATATTTATCAAGATCTTTTTCTCCTCTTAGGGCAGATGATTGATTCAGCATTATATATTTTCTTTTTCCTAGTATATTCTCTACCCATGAGCATAACCATATTACATTATGATCATGAATTACGTTTTCCCAATTTTCACCCTTTGGGGGTTTACATGTTTCATTTTCTCCTATATTAATTGTTACATCATTTGCGTGTGTTCTAGATTTAACTTTTCCCATTTTTGGATGTTCGCCTCTTCCTCTAAATAACCCAGGAGGTTCTAATCTAAAATTGGCTATTTGTTGTTTATGTCCATCTAATATACAATACCCGTATTTATTTTTAATTTTTTCTTGTTCTTCTTTTTCTTTTTTCTTTTCTTCTTTTGATAATTGTTTTGCATTTAGACGTATTTCTTGTAAATAATCTGCTATTTTACTAAAATCACATTTGTCTAAATTTGTTACGATTGAACGTTCTAAAGTTGACATACTATCTCTCCAGTCTTTGAAAAAATTTTTATTAAATATTTTTTTTTTAATATATTCTGTATTTAACATTGATGCATAGAATGTTGCTATTTCTTCAGATTTTAATGACAGTTCTAATTTTTTACCACCATATTTTAAATATACATTTTTTGGCAATTTTTTATATGCTGGTGCAAAAACAGGACCATTATGTTTTAATGTTATCCATTTGACATCTGATTTTTCTTTACGATTTTCCCACCATTTCCATGATTCAGGAGATGATCTTTTTGGCAATGATTCTTTAGGTGATGATTTTTTTGGCGATAATCTCTTTGGCGATAATCTCTTTGGCGATGATCCTTTGGGTGATGATCTGCTGGGTGATGATCCCTTTGGAGACGATCTTTTAGGCGATTTGCGTTTAGGAGATGATCCTTTGGGCGATGATCTTTTAGGCGATGATCTTTTAGGCGATGATCTTTTAGGCGATGATCTTTTAGGTGATGATCTGCTGGATCCCTTGGGAGATGATCCTTTAGGCGATGATCCTTTGGGCGATGATTTCTTTGTAAATGATCTTTTAGGCGATGATCGCTTGGGTGATCTTTTCATTTATTTGCATGTTAATTAAGAAAATTTAGAACAAAATTGATGTTTCCAGATTCCACAATTTGCGCATTTAACTTTTTTCATACATTTACCATTTTTAGTTTCCATATATACAACCTTTCCTGTGTTTGGAGTATCTTCTTTGCATTTCACACAATACATTTATTTAATAATTTGAAAATATATTTAGTGTTAATTATTATAAATAACTATAGTTAGTAAAATGTCTTGTTTTATCTTTAATCATAAATTTATATTGGAACCAAAACATATTCAGGATATTGAAAACAATATCTACAAACAAGCAGATGCAATGATTAAAGATAATAATTTTAAAAAAGAAGAACATGTATATTCCATAAATTATATAGATATACGAAGCGTACAAATTATTAATAATATTATTGTTGTAGATACTATTATTAATTCTAATGCATTATTTCCTAATATTGATAGTATTTTGAAAGGAACAATAACAACAATAATGCCAAAAAAATTATGTATAGTACAAATAGAAAATATATGTGTCTATATAAGAGAATTTGATGAAAATTTAAAGGTCAACGATAAAGTAAATATAAAAATAGTCAAAAAATTATTCACAAAGGGAATCTTGAAACTAATAGGACAAATAATTTCATAGTTGCATTCGTAAAAGAGTTTTAAATCCTATTTGGATTTAAAATTCAATATGCTAAATTCATCTTTTTACAAATCATTTTCGCATTATTCCAAATTATTTGCTTTGCTCCTTTTGTAATATACTTTTCTCTTCTAACAGCTCTATCAATCTTTTACGCGTCAGATAGGACGTATTTGCAGATATCACGATTTCCTCAAGCAGCTCGGTAATTTCTTTTTCTGAACACGCTGATAATTTGATCTGTACGTACCAAGGTTGTACCGATATCGATAGGATCTGGAATAACAGGTCTAAGTTCATACGATTTTGCTAGATCGTTCTTGATAAATTCATTTAGATATGCAAAACTTGCATTAAAGTTTTCTGAAACAAACTCGATGATATTAACGAGATATGTGAAATGTAAAATACATTTTCTTTTCGTTTGTTATCTTTGAATTCAATCAAAAGGTCATGTAGAAGTTTATCCAATTTATGAGCTTCATATGCGCGTTTTGTATAGCAAAAATAAAATTTATCATTGATTGCTTGGCCTGTGTTATATGTGTTTAATCTAGATACGAGATTTTCAGTGTGACCAATTTTAAAGTTATTACTAGCAGCGTATTGTTTGGTGGTTACAATATAGATATAATCAGTTTGGGAACGTGTTTTAACGTTAGTAACAAAGTTTTGCATTTGGAAATTTGTAAACTCGAGTTGTTTAATCTTGTCATCTTTTTCTGCAATTTTATCATCTTTTTCTGAAAGAGTTCCTTTGATATTATCGAGTTCTTTTGGAGTTTGTATTCTCCGCGTCTCCGAAGTTCGGGCAAAAGTTCGGATGTAACCCAATTAGTGAATGCCTCTGCAGATGGAAGTTTGCTGGAAAAGATAAGTTTATAGAGGCCGGATTCGTTTATAAATATTGTTTTCGTTCCATCTTTATCGATGGTATCACTATGGGGGGACGATTTGTCCCCCCCCCCCCCCATAATTTGTCCATGGTTATTTTATCTTCATATCTCACATGCATTTTAATTGCCTTTTTGGGATCAGAGTATCCCAAAATCTTTGCGATATCAGTTCCACAAAACCAAGGTTTATCAAAGGTTCCCATTACACGAACATCCTTGACAATTCCATCTGTCGTTTTTGCTATCTGTGTCACCATACAGGGTATCGGGGGTATATGGGCGGTAGTGTTACGCGATCACCTTCGCCGCTCTTTCCAACGATGCCAGTTATTTCGAGGGCAGAACGGCCTAATGGAAACGTGTACGCTGATGTATCCAAGGCAGGCGAGCGGGCGCCCTGACAAGCCATTACAGCACTTTGAGTGTCGGGATTCGGGGGCGGAATCACGCGCTGTAATGCCGGGCGGCTTGCGCGGAACTCCTCGCCTGACGCGTCCACCGTTATCGACGGGGTACCAGTATATACGACCAGTTCATTCACAAATTCCATATTTAATATGAAATAATTAGTTTTAACTGGTTAAATGATTAATGCTTTGCTCCTGTTACTTCATCGGAGCTGGCGTTACTTGAGAGCCTGTTTGGCCACTACGGATGGGTTGTTGATGTGCTCTCCGAGTTGTTCAAGGATCTCCCAGCGATATTCGTCGATGTCTCCATTAATCTCTTTTATTGTCTTGTGCTCTATGATCCATAGCTTACAGTACGTCTTTCGAATTAATCGCTCGTCGTGAGACACGATTATCACACCACCGTCAAAGTTGGCAATAGCCTCGGCGAGGGCGTCTATGCTTTCGATGTCAAGGTTGTTGGTAGGCTCGTCGAGAATAAGAACGTCCGGCTCGCGCAGACATAGTTCGGCCAGGGCGACCCGAGCTTTCTGACCGCCCGAGAGATCACCATTTGGTATCGTGTGAACATGCGACACTAACCCAAACGTGCCCAGCTGCTTTCGGGCGTCCTGGTAATTTAGGTTGAATAGCCGCTGGAGGTACTCGACTGGAGTTTCGATCGGATTAAGATGTTCGCCCGAGTGTTGGTCGAATTTGCCGATGCGCAAACGGTGGTTTTTGCGAACCTCTCCAACCAGAGGGTTTAGGTCTCCGACTAGCAATTTCAAAAAAGTTGACTTGCCCACACCATTTGGACCAACAATCGCTACCCTAGATGACATGTCGATATCGAATTCGATGTGTTTGAATAGCATTGGTTGTTCAGGATATCCGAAGCTGACATTGTACAGCCCAAGTGCGGGCGGTTGCAGCGGAGGAGGGTTGGGGAAGCGGAACCTGACCACGTAGTCGCGAGGTCGCTCGATCAGGGCTGCCGGACATGCGCCCTCATCGGTAGCAGCGGGATTGGCCGTATTGTTGCGACCCTTGGCCTGCTTGCGTGTAAGGGCATCTACAGTCCTCTTGGAGGCCTGCCTGTTGCTCTGGCCGTCCATCTTGAGCGTCTTGAGTTTCTTCTCCTGCTTTTCGTACTCCTTGAGCAGCTCACGCTTTTTCTGTTCGTGCATCTTCTTAAATTGTGAATAATTTCCCTTGTAGTAGAATAGCTTTTTCATGTCAAGATGAATGATATCCGTGCATACGTTGTCCAGGAAGCTCTGGTTGTGAGACACGATCAGCAACGTTTTCTTCCAACTCTGAAGGTAGTTGTCCAGCCAGATGACAGCATTGAGGTCGAGATGGTTCGTGGGTTCGTCAAGCATGAGTAACGTCGGTTCTATGAAGAGTGCGCGAGCCAACGAGACTCGCATACGCCATCCGCCAGAGAATTGCCTGATCGGCCTGTCCTGCATTTCGTTGTCAAAGCCCAGACCCGCGAGGATGCGACGCGCCCGAGACCCAGCAGATTCGGCACCAATTGCCTGCAACTCCTCGTATACTTCATTCAAAGATTCCTGGTCCTTCGTTTTGCCAGAAGCGACTGATTTCTCGAGTCTGTGCTGTTCATCAAGCAACCGCAGCCGCCGAGTGTCGGCCTTGATGACGAACTCGACAACAGGCGTATCATCGGCCACAACTTCTTGTTCGCAAAGTAGAACATCAATTGTCGATGGAATGTTCAGTGACCGGTTGGCAATGTGCTTCAGCAGAGTAGTCTTACCATGCCCGTTTGGCCCTACCAGACCGTACCGGCGGCCTTTGGCAACCAGTAGCGACGCGTTCACAAATAGATCCTTGCCTCGAGCCGAGATGCTGAAATTCTCGATCTTGATGTCAACGGCGTGCTCGAGCTGGGCCTGCTGCGCAGCGCCCTTGTCCGCCTGCGAGATTGTGAACTGCGACGTATCTGTGGCGGCCCTTGGGGCACCCAACGCATCCATAGCATTCTGGTGGTTCTGTTGTTTCTTAAGTGCTTTGCGTTCCTTGCGTGACATTTTGTCCGGTTCATTCGCAAATTCCATATTTTAATACGAAATAATAGTTTTAATATCAATTTAGGGTTTACACATGTTCAAAAAATTTGATCCCAAATTTTTAAATACTTTAATAACAAAACTATGGATAAAACAATAACTATAATAGATGATGATAAACAAACAAATGTATGCGAAAAATTAGATTCGGCAAATATGTGCTTTTGGGATAAACATCCTATAGCATCAAAAAAAATTATTTCATGTCCATTAAGATTTAAACCATCACAAATAATTAAAATATATAAACATCCGATCAGCAATGAAAGATATACAATCAAAGAAAATATTAATTATCAAAATATATCACATACGGAGTATGTTAAAAAATATCTCGTGATGGAATCTCAGATAGAGGTCGTTGATACGTTTTGTTCATTTAATTGCTGTTTAGCGTATATTTTAGACAATAAACATGATCCCTCCTTTATAAATTCAGAAAATATATTAAGATATATGTGGAATGAAATTTGTCCTGATACGGAACTCTCACCATCTCCATCATGGAGATTAATTAAAGGATTTGGAGGATCATTATCAATAAATAAATTTCGTAAACTTCATACATCGGATCGTGTTTATGTTATTCATGGTAGCATATTAGATAGACTGTATTTGTCTTCCAACTAACGTCTAAATTTTAAATACAAAATCAACAATATTATAATTACGACGCATACTGCAATTCCTATTATCAACAAACCTCTATCATCATTACGTCTGCGTCCCTCTTCTTCATCCCTGCGCCTACGTTCCTCTTCCTCTCTGCGTCTGCGCTCCTCTTCCTCCTTGCGCTTGCGCTCATTCTCTTCATCCTTGCGCCTGCGTTCCTCCTCCTCTCTGCGCCTGCGCTCCTCTTCCTCTTTGCGCCTGCGCTCCTCTTCCTCCTTGCGCCAACGCTCCTGATCCTCCTGATCCCTAAATGTTTGAAAATTACAATTTATTGTATTGGAATTATCTCTGATTACAACATCATTATTTTTTTTCAAATCATATATCATCTTGCACATATTTTGAGGACAATGCTCCTTTCCTTTCTCTATTAAACTATCCTGCAGATATGCTGATGTTGAACATGGTATATACCAACATCCATCAGGAATTTCGTGTCCTGATTTAGCCTCTCTATATGTTTCCTCGTTGGCTCTATTTTGACATTTACAATCTTCATTATTGGGATGTTTTAGACAATAATTTTCGATAATATTATCTTTAATTTTTTCATCCTGTTTTGTCAGCCATCCCCTACATCTCTCACCGGCATCATCTGTAGACTTGAGACGTGAACATTTTTCCATATTTTTATCAGAATTAGGACCTCTAGGACATGATTCGGATTCGCCATTACAAAATTTTTGCATTATTTGATCATATGCATCTGAACTTGCAGATTTGCTCATATAAGCATTAATTTGTTCCAATGTATCAATATTATTCATATCGTATGTACATCTAATTTTTGGTGGCTGCCTATCTATATTTTCCTTTTGAGCCCATACAACCTTTATAAATGGATCATTTCCGCTAGAACTTTTACCAATATCACACAGATTTGGATCTACTTTACTACATTTTTTTTTTGAACCAGCAAAAGGGCAAGCCATATAATCATAAGTCCAATCCTTTGTTTTTCCTCCAAATGCATTATCATAATCCTTACAAGGATAATCATGGGAAAACATGTCACACGTATCACTTGGAATATATGTATCATGTGGCTCTGTCTGTGTTAATGTAGAGTAAATATTATTTGTCGCATTTTCTAAAAATGTATCAAACGTCTCTTTATTTTTTTTTCTTATCGAACTTGAAACAAACATTTTATGTAATTTATTTAAATTAAACACATTTACTAAATATAAAATGAACCCAATCGGAAAACTTAATGAATACTGTCAACAAAATAAATATACAGAACCCGAATATACATTAATTGAAAAAACTGGACCATCTCATTCTCTTACATTCTCAATTAAATGTAGTTTAAATATTAATAATAAAATTTATACCTTTATTGCAAATGGACCTTCTAAACAAAAAGCAAAACAAAATTCTGCAACCAAAGCTATCAATGAACTTGGTATAAACGATGATGATAATACGCATAAAGAATATATTCGTATAGCACAAATAGGAGAAACAGAAGATGAAACTCTATTAAACTTGTGGCATGGTAAACATCTAACCGTACCAATTATACTTAAATACAAATATAAGGATGAAGTATCTACTAAAAAATATTATTTGACAGAATGTGTTTAAATTTTAATAAATTAATTTATTAAAATTAAATATTGTGTACACGTACCAGAGAATATAATATAAATTAAAGAATTTAAATTAATATAAAGATGAATTTATGCCTAAAGATTGTAAATCTTGATAATATTTTATGTTATTTTTCATTACAAGGTATAAATGATTATAATATGCTGAGCCATGTAATTGGTAAGCAGCTGCATTTTTGGGCAACGTATGCCAATGTTGATATATCATCATCATGTCAAAATATGATCTCTAATTTTATCAAACGATTTTCGCAAAATAATATTGAAGCTAATATACTACGAAATAACATAGATATCAATATGAATCCCTTTAAAAAATGTTATATTAGAGATCAATTATTTGATCCAAATGGTTTATTAAAATTAAGGAATAGTTATATGCTTTCATTCGAATCAAGTCCTCAAGATAGATTCGAATATATAGCAATTCAGTTCTCTTCATCTAAATCGCATGCTGCATATCTTTATGATATTTCATCAAAACATTGGATATCATATTCAACGCCTATACTAGCATATGGAAAAACTAAACACGGTTTACCTATTTCATGTTATTTATCATATCTTTCTGATACCTCAGATGGTTTATTGAATACACTTGTAGAGGTTAATGAATTAAGTATGCTTGGTGGTGGTGTAGGCATTGGAGTAGGATTAAGATCGCCAGATCATATATCAACAGGATGTATGTCTCATTTGAAAACATATGATTCGTGTAGTTTGGCATATAGGCAAGATAGAATACGTCGTGGAGCATATGCAGCATATCTTAATATTGATCATCCAGAAGTAATAGAATTTATAGATATGCGGAAATCAACTGGAGATCATAACATTAGATGTCTTAATATACATCATGGTATATGCATAACTGATAAATTTATGAATCAGCTTCAAAGCTGTAACTCTACAACAAAGGATACTATATGGAAGCTTGTAGATCCTCATACAAAGGAATGTAAAAAAGAAATAGATATTCGTCATCTTTGGCAACGTATACTTGAAACTAGATTAAGAACCGGCGAACCATATATTTGTTTTATTGATACATGTAATAATAATATGAACCCTGAACAGAAGGAGGCTGGACTTGGAATAACACAATCAAATCTGTGTACAGAAATAATATTGCCTACAAATGAAAATAGAACAGCTATATGTTGTTTAACAAGTCTTAATTTAGAATATTATGACGAATGGAAAAACGATAATAATTTTTTCTTGGTAATTCTTGAAATGTTAGATAATGTACTTGAATTTTTTATTTTAAAAATTAAAAATAAGCCACGTTTACATAGACTTTTGAATTCCGTAATAAACGAAAGAAGTATTGGCCTAGGAGTATTGGGGTTTCACGCATACCTACAAAAACATAATATTGCATTTGAATCAGAGGAAGCTAGAAAACATAACATTGAGATTTTTTCATTTATACGTACACATGTTGATAAAGCAAATAAGATACTTGGAAAACAAAGAGGTAGCCCATCTGATTGTTTAAAATCTGGAAATAGATTTGCATACACTATAGCCATAGCACCAAATGCATCAACATCTATAATTATAGGTAATACATCTCCCGGGATAGAGCCCTTTAGAGCAAATGCATATCGTCAAGATACAAGCTCTGGATCGTATCTTAATAAAAATAAATTTTTGAAAACTATATTACATACTAAAAAATCTAACAAAGATCTTTTATGGAACAGTATTATTACTAACAATGGATCTGTACAACATTTAACAGAATTAACAAATAATGAAAAAGACATTTATAAAACAGCCTTTGAGATAGATCAGAACTGGATAATAAAACATGCTGCAGATAGACAACCGTTCATAGACCAAGCACAATCGGTAAATTTATTTATAAAACCAACAATAGATGTATTAGAACTTCATAATTTACATTTTTCTGCATGGAAATTAGGACTTAAAACATTATACTATTGTAGATCCACAAAGCTTGATGCAGATAGACCTCATATTAACGAATGTTCTGTCTGTCAATAAGTATACTGAGAAGCTCTAAAGCAAATTGAATACGTTATATCCAATATGTATTATTAATACAATAAATATACCAGATTCACAATGGCAACGTCGAGAAGACCTGATATGAAACTTGAGAATGACAGAAGAAGATCCTTCTCATCGTGGCCATATAATGCACCTGTATCAAAAGATAAATTGGCAAGTGATGGATTCTATTATCTTGGACATAAATTAGAAACAGCATGTGCGTTTTGTAAAGTTGAAATCTCGGATTGGCATTACGGTGAGACTCCGATCAAAAGACATCTTCCACAATGCGAATTTCCTAAACTAAAATCATTGCGAGAACAAATGAAACAACGGGAAAAACGACAACAGACATTTACAGAATGGAACACAGCCTCAGAACGACTGGTAAATGCAGGATTTTTTCTAAACGATGAAAGTATTCCACAATGCGCTTGGTGTCGGGGAACCCTGCTGCTCCCACTGAGCAATGAAAATCCATTTGAAGAACATGCACGCAAATATCCATGCTGTGAATTTATTCTCAACCCCCCACCATATGCCTGCCATGGCATGGATGAATTAAACACATCCTCCTCCTCAAATGTAATCAATCACGCTGAACCAAAATATCCAAATATGATAATACAGGAGCAAAGAATAAAGACATTTCCCAAATGGTCTGATATGAAAAAAATTCAAGATATCACAAATGCTGGATTCTTTTATATAGGACGAGAAGATGCCACAATGTGCTTTCACTGTGGAGGATCATTGCATAATTGGGAAGACGGAGACCATCCATGGATAGAGCATGCAAAATGGTATCCACATTGTTATTTTGTTATACTATCAAAGGGATTGGAATTCATAGACGAATGTAAACAAAAATGCAATGATCCAATAGTTATAGCAAAATACATTGCATCTGATTCACAACATACGAATGTGTGCAGCGCACATTCGTGCGCATTCATGCGCACAAATAATATGTGCAAGATCTGTATGTCTCAGGAGAGCAGAATCACATTCATACCATGTGGTCATTTTGTTACATGTGCAGCATGTGCCTCCAGTATCAAAGAATGTGTAATATGTAGAAAACGCATCACAAGTACCATAAGAACATTCACATAGTTACAAAATTGAATCATGACAATAATTATACGCAACTATTGTTGCAAAATGGATAGATATTGTTGCAAACTTGAATGCTTTAAAGAGCCGAGATGCCAGGTAGATGGCATGGCATGTTCAAAATGTAGATCATTCTCGTATTGTAAATGCAAATGTAAAAGCTATAAACCAAAAACCATGCCAAACGAGAGGCCAACAGCATGGAATGATACAGCAACATCGATAGATACACTATAAGTAATACCATATACCCATTGATGATGGAGCTATATTTTACATAATTATTTCTTTAATTGTCATATTATGCTTTAATTTTAAATCAGTCTGATTTAAAATTTACTCTAATGTAAAGCAATTTTAAACTAAATGAAATTACAACATGTACGAGAAAAACTAGTTAATATGATCTCCCTATACTCGAATAAAATAATATTACTTGATACCAATATTTACATTATAAAAAAAAAATGTTGTATACCATTCATTAAGGGCAATGTTATTCCTAATAATAATATACGATTTAATATTTTTTTAATTGCTATTAAACGGTTTTCGATATATCATATATGTATTGCCGTTTGGGATTTAAAATACAATACAATTGGTTACCACGATTCTTCGCGTTGTTTTGAAGATATATATATATATAAACTTTTAAAAGATACCATACAAGAGATATATACACATAAAACACCATTTATAATAATTAATAGTAAAAAATTTAATGATAACTGTGCTATTAACTGTATCAAGTTTGTACAAACATTAATTTGAATTTATTAATAATTTGTATTTACTTGTATCCTAATAAAGATGGATATTGATTACTATTCTGACGAAGATATGAATTGCAATGACGACCAAGACCATATGAATTGCGATGATTACGATGACTATGAGTACGAATATAACGAACTTGAGCCCTCTCCCACGCTACGAGAACTATTAGAAGAAAATAAAAAACCAAGACCATATATACCACTGCCACAACAAAAAGATGTTGTATTAAAAAAATATTGTACAGATACACCATTATGGGCAGACTTTATGGAAGATCTTCCGAAACAATTTGTAAATTTAGGAAAAGCTCCCAAAAGACGAGTCCCATCCGGTATATATCAAAAAACGCTGAAAAAAAATTTTAAATTTCCAAAAATACAACCAAAGCATCTTCATAAAAAAACAAGAATCTGTATTAATATTTTAAAAGATAAAACATGTATGTTTAATTATGATTGTAACTTTGCGCATCGATTCTTAGATATTGAATGTTGTGATTTAAAATCGTGTAAATTTGTAACCCGTATCACAGATAATCTATATATCAACAATGGTACCATTGAATGCAAATTAAGACATAAAGATGAAAATATAGAAAGCTATCTTTTAAGATTACAAATAAAAACAAGTCGCAATTATTTAATTATCATGATGCCTAGAGATATGTGCGATTTGCATATAAAACAAATTTTGAAAAATGCAAAGGCGTGTCAAATATCAGAACTTGTTGTTCATATTATCGGGTAGTTCATAATATGCCCATTAAAAACAATTAGTTAGCTAGTTATTAGATTTTAAAATACTTTGGTATTTTAAAATTTCTCATTCATAGGGATTAATAAATGTCATCTAAAGATGTACAAACAGAATATGAAATAAAGCCATTTGATCCAAATATTATTAATCCATCAACAAATAATATACGGGATGGATCAAAGATTGTAGTAATAGGAAAAGCGGGAACTGGAAAATCTACACTTATAAAATATTTATTGTATTTAAAAAGTACATTTATACCAGCAGGTATATGCGTATCAGGAACAGAAGATAGCAATAATTTTTATTCTGAAAATAATTTTATCCCACCATTATTTATATATGATGAATATGACGAAGATATAATTAAAAAATTTATTAGACGACAAAAAATCGCTAATACTCATATTGAAAATCCATGGGCGTTTCTTCTCCTAGACGATTGTACAGAAGATAAAAAAATATTTTCGTCAAAATATCAACAATCTCTTTTTAAGAATGGACGTCATTGGAAAATTTTTTATATTCTATCATTACAACATGCTACAGATGTTCCTCCGGCTATACGAACAAACGTAGATGGTGTTTTCTTATTTAGAGAAACAAACGAAAATAATCTTAAAAATATTTATCAAAATTATGCTGGTGTCATACCTACATTTGATTTATTTAAATCATATATGACACAAGTAACAGGTGATTATACTGCATTATATATAGATAATAGATCCCAGGATACACAATCTTGGCAAGATCATGTATATTATTGGAAGGTTCCAGTTCTCGAATCTGAAGAAACAATGGGCTGTTTTGAATACCAAAATTTTTCAGAACAAAGACTTGTCGGCTTAGCTACCAACAAGTAGCAAAGTCAAAATATATCCAATAGTTTTAAAAAGATATTCTTCTTTTTAAAACTTGCTTCCACCTCTCAATCTTAATAAGATGAATTGTGCTTTATTTTTAACCGTATTTAAACTAATGGTATTACAGGACCCTTCATTGTTTTTTTTGACAAGTCTGAATTGGATCTTTCTGGTGCAGATTGCGTATTGCTGTTTTGTTGTGTTTTGTTTAATATTTTAAAGATGTCTATTTTCGTCTTTTTCATTATTGTTTTTGCTGTTATAAACCATACAACATTGAAAAACATTATTAAAAGTAATCTTATTTCTACGGGCCACGAGTCTAAACCTTGTGGTACATATGATCTTTCTCCTAATTCTATTAATAACTTGTCATATGTACTCATTGATAACAATTGTTGTTGTGTGAATCCTTCCATATCAAATCCTAAATTACTAAATATAATTTCACAAACCATAAAACATCCAACAATATAATTTTTATAAGATTCTGTAGATGAATCTATAGTTAATTGCTTATAAAATAATTCATAAGACTGTTTAATAACTTTATAATCGCTTTGCATAGTAAATTCCGGAAACTGATAATACGGATGTTGTTTTTTTAATAGATGTATTCTAAACATTAATTCTCTTTTTTTGCTCTCTTCGTCTTGTTTAATTGTTTCTTTTAATTCTTGTAATGTAGGTGGTGGTTTTTTTGATTGTTTTACTATGCTTTGTTTTTTTTCTTCCGTTTCTTTGCGTTTAACAGATGATATGTTGTCGTATCTTGATGTATCATATGCTTCATCATCATAATCGTATAATTTGGTACGATTTACACTATTTTTTTTACTTGTATATACCGAAAGCTGACGTTCTCTTTTACTACTATGCGTATTTGCAATAGATGATATTTTTGGATATTCTGGGATAAATTCTTTATTTATACATTCAGGCTTTACCTTGGATTTATTCTCAAATAATTCTAGATACAATTGCTGAAATCTTGGAAATGCTTTATTTACAATACAGTTATCATCGTGAGAATGTATTTTGTTAACTATTATATTTCTCATTTATTTGACGACATGTAAATTTAAAATGATATGTTATAAAATAATTATATTTGATAATAGATATTAAACTTTGTAAAGAATGGACAAAAATTCATCAGCAGGAAGAAAAATAGATGGACCTACGCATAGTGATTCCAAATGTCTATGTGTAAAATCATCACCGAAAAAATCTCCAAAAAAATTACCAAATTATATTAATAAAATGGATATTAAACTTTGTAAAGAATGGACAAAAAATCCCCATATAAATCCATTAACAGGAAGAGAAATAAAAATAGGTGGACCTGCATATAGACATTTGGAATCACTTTGTGCAAAATTATTACCCAAAAAATCATCACCCAAAAAATCATCACCCAAAAAATCATTACCCAAAAAATCATCACCCAAAAAATCATCACCCAAAAAATCATCACCCAAAAAATCATCACCCAAAAAATCATCTCCCAAAAAATCATCTCCCAAAAAATCATCTCCCAAAAAATCATCTCCCAAAAAATCATCACCCAAAAAATCATCACCCAAAAAATCATCACCCAAAAAGTCATCTCCTAAAAAGTCATCTCCTAAAGATTTACTAGAAAAAAAAACTAAAAAAGAATTACAAGAATTAGCTAAATCATTAAACTTAGATCCATCGGGATTAAAATCTGTTTTAATTTCAAGAATAAAATCTCAGAACGTTCATGTTAAATATACAAAAAAAGATCTTGAAAAAATGACAAAAAAACAACTCGTAGATATTGCATCACAATATAATATAGATAATAAAGGATTAAAACCAGTCTTAATTTTAAGAATTTTTAAACAAATCAATAAAAAATCGGAAAGCGAGAAACCGGAAAGCGAGAAACCGGAAAGCGAGAAACCGGAAAGCGAGAAATCAGAAAGCGAGAAATCAGAAAGCGCAAAATCAGAAAGAAGCGATAGATCAGGAAAAAGTGAGAGATCAGCAAAAAGCAAGAGATCAGAAAGAAGCGATAGATCAGGAAAAAGCGAGAGATCAGAAAGCGCAAAATCAGAAAAGAGATCAGAAAGCACAAAATCGGAAAGAAGTGAGAGATCGGAAAGAAGTGAGAGATCGGAAAGAAGTGAGAGATCGGAAAGAAGCGAGAGATCGGAAAGAAGCGAGAGAAGCGAGAAACCATATAAAAACCCAACATATAAAAGTCCAACATATAAAAGTCCAACATATAAAAGTCCAACATATAAAAGTCCAACATCCAAATCCTTTATAAAAGATTTAGAGAATATATACGGAAAAAATATTCCAAGAAAAGAAGAATTTTTAGATATATATAAACTTGCTAACTCATATAATTTTTATATTAAAAATGTTCCTATGGATGGTAATTGTCAATTCTCAGTAATAGCAGAAGCATTTAATAGTACTCAGCAAATAATAAGATCAATGATTGTAGAAAATATAACAAAATGTAAAAAATTTTTCTTATCAAAATTACAAACATTTATAGGAAAAAGTGCTAACGAAAACAATTTATTAAAAAATATTAATAGCATTAAAGAAAATAACTGTTGGGGAGATGAAATCTCATTAGCCTTTGCAGCATACACATTAAATATTCAGATTGAATTATTAAATCAACAGACAAAATCATGGGAATTCGTAAATAAACACGAATCTCGAAAAATATTTATAGGACTAATTCCAAATTTTCATTATGTTCTTTTGGTTCCTAAAAACATAACAAATTATTATCCTCTTAAATTTCCTGAAAATTATTCTTGTAATGATTTTTCTCCGGAATCACGAAAATCATCTGAATCGCGGAAATCTCCGGAATCACGAAAATCTCCGGAATCGCGGAGGTCTCCGAAATCACAAAAATCATCTCCTGAATCACGAACAACTTTACCGAAATTAATATCTTTAACCAATCTAAAAGATATTATAAATAATTTACGATTACCTTTAGAACAAAAAATAAACACATTAAATAATGTTGATCAAAGTATTATGAAATGTGTTGGATTTGTTTAAAAACGCTCCAGTTTTTAAAAAACGCTCAAAAAAACGCTCCAGTTTTTAAAAACACGCTCAAAAAACGCTCCAGTTTTTAAAAACGCACTCAAAAAACGCTCCAGTTTTTAAAAACGCACTTAAAAACGCTCCAGTTTTAAAAACGAACTCAAAAAACGCTCCAGTTTTTAAAAACGCACTTAAAAAACGCTCCAGTTTTTAAAAACACGCTTAAAAACACGCTCAAAAAACGCTCCAGTTTTTAAAAACGCACTCAAAAAACGCTCCAGTTTTTAAAAACGCACTTAAAAACGCTCCAGTTTTAAAAACGCACTCAAAAAACGCTCCAGTTTTTAAAAACGCACTTAAAAAACGCTCCAGTTTTTAAGGTATCGGGTAGGCTCAAAAAAACGCTCCAGTTTTTAAAAACGCACTCAAAAAACGCTCCAGTTTTTAAAAACGCACTCAAAAACGCTCCAGTTTTTAAAAACGCACTCAAAAACGCTCCAGTTTTTAAAAACGCACTCAAAAAACGCTCCAGTTTTTAAAAACACGCTTAAAAACACGCTCAAAAAACGCTCCAGTTTTTAAAAACGCACTCAAAAACGCTCCAGTTTTTAAAAACGCACTCAAAAAAACGCTCCAGTTTTTAAGGTATCGGGTAGGCTCAAAAACGCTCCAGTTTTTAAAAACACGCTCAAAAAACGCTCCAGTTTTTAAAAATTTTTAGCTTCAAAACAATCTATACTACAAAAAGCTATTGGTTTACCTTTGTACAAACTATTTATTTTATTGTTTTCTATGTTGTTTTTACACACCGAACATTTTTGTTTTTTGCTAATCATTTCAAAATATTCTGGTATAAATTTATTTTCAAGTTTTGTGAGTTCTTGTAGAACTAAATTTATTAACCATGGAGTTGGGGGTATTGGAGTTGGAGTATTATCATTATCAGTAGCAAAATTAATATTTTGTATAGAATATGTTGCTAAAATTTTTTGCACAAAGTCATTTGAAAAATTCAATCCAGAATAAGGATTGACAATATTTCCCTGTGAAAAATTTTTTACCAATTCTTGAATTACAAAACAAAAAGGATTATTTTTATTTGGACCTTTAGTTTCGGTATAAAAGATTAACTTTTCGTCGTCTACATTTGCCACATCATCTGAATTAAAACATAGAGATTTCCACGAAGGAAGTCCTATCACTATTTTATTTGCCGGTTCTATATGTTCTCTGTATTTTCTAGTAGGGATAATATTGAAATTTATGGTATTTGTAACAATATTATTTTCTATTATTTGTTGCTGTTCGTTTAAATCTTTACTTATCTCTATAACAGTTTCTCCTGATATTTGTGGTGTATTATCAAATATTTCTGGTAACATATCTTTTTCTGTCAAAAAAGGAAAAATTTCAGGTTTATACATTCCAAGGTCTAGGCGTTTCCAGAATATCGGTAATTCGATAACATATTTATTTTTTTGTAGAAAAGTCAAAAAAAAACCTGTATCACGAATAAATTTTTTTGACGTTACACTTTTATTTTTAAATGCATTCATCATCGAAGAGATTACCCTATCAGAAAAATATTTATCAAAATTATGCAATATAGTCATTAAAGAATTTTTAATCATATATGTAACAGTAGAAAATAATTCATTTCCAATATCTAAATTGTCTATAATTTTTTGTTTGATATTATCATATTTTCCTAACCAATTATCTATAAAATGTTGTTCAAGTTTCAAAATATCTTGATTTTGGGTAAAAAAATTATCTTTAGAAACTATACCAATTTCTACCTGGTATTCTACGTTATTCCATGTTATATATTCTATATTCGCGTTTTGTGCTTTATAGTGTTTGTTAATACCATAACATTGTAACATATAATATTTTTCTTTGGGTCTATAGAAAATTTGCCCATTGTGATTATAGGTATCACTTTGTATATAAAACGATTCATCAATATTTTTAATAGGACGTATGAAAACATCTCTAATGTTAATATTAGGTATCCAAGGATATAATTTATAAAAAGTTAAACAAGTTTTTAAACTTTCTGCTTTAAATTGTCCAGTTGGTATAATTTTAGGAGAGTTAATTTGTTTTTGTGGTACTTCTTTTTTTTCATAATCTACTTCTATAATAGTATGAGGTGGTTTTGGAGAAGGCCTTGGATGAGAAGGTTTATACGTTTTAATATCTGCCTCAAATTTGTAAAAAAAATCAGATAAACTATTATTATCAGAATCTATCCACAGTTTTGTAAATCTTAAAAGTTTATCTTTAGGGTACTGTTTTAATAAATCTAAAACAGTATCATCGTCTATCATTTCCACAACAGCTTTTGCATCATCCAATAATGTTTTGTATTTGTATGGAAACTGTAATATTTTTCTAAAAACAAGTTTAATTGGATTTACGTTCTCATCATCATCATCATCTTCATGATCAGAATTATTAAAATTATCATAAAATGTTTTTAATCCGTGTTGTTGTTTGAAAAAAATGTTAAAAAAATTACGTATGTCTTTGTTAGACCAAAGTAATATTTCGTCTATAACTTTTTTTTCATCATTATCATTTGTTTCTTTTTTTGCAAAGTTTAACAATGCATGCAAGTTTGCTTTATTTGTTTCTTTGCGTGTTTTTTTTAATAAATCATAGAATTTATCTATTACTAATTTATCTTTATCTTTTTCTTTTTGTAGCTGATCTCTATACTTAGACAAATCAAAATCAGCCAGTTGCTTATTCATTAATTCGTTATAATCTACGTTTTTTTTTTCTGTATCTCGTAATAACTGAAAATAGTGATTGTTAATTTTAAATGATTTTAATATTTGGCTCTGTTCAAACCCGTGTTCGTTATAAAAATATAATATAGCAAAATCAAACAAGTCAAAAAATTGGTCAATATATGATCTTAAAAAATTTTGTATATCTCGTATATCCCACGAAGAAATTAGACTAAATACTAATTTATCATTTTTTGAAAACCAAGACGGTATTTTTGTTACATATTTTTTTATTGATGTTTTATCTTGTAATAACGACCTTATAAAATTTCTAAATCTAGAATTTGCAAGTATGGTATCATCATAAAATGTTTTTAAACTTTTTCTTTGTGCCAAAAATTCATTACAAAATTTTAGCAAATAAAATTCTGATTCTAAACTTAAAACCTGATAGATCATTATTTCGTCTTCATCTATGGTATTTTCTTCTGCTTTGTTTAAAATAGTTATCATGTCGTGATAGTTCTTTGCATTTATAATATCTTTGAAATATTGTTTAGTGGACATTTATTTATACATTCATAGTGTTAAAAATTTGAAACGTATTAATAACATACCAGAATAACAAATGCCAAACCCTAGATATAAATCTTTAAATTCAAACTCAATATTTACAGCAGGCGATAGAGAGCAATTTTTTACACATATTCTAGAAAAGCAAATATCATGTGATATGAAAAAATTACAGACAACATTTGATTACATTTTTAATAAATTCAAAAAAGGAATTTTTATACATATACAAAATGGTAAAATGGTTTGTTTTTTACCATTTTCTAATCAACATTATATTAATAATTGGCATAATCTTATGACTATTCCCAATTTAGAGTTTTTCAGATCAATATGCGAAATGCATAATAAATTAAACGGAACAAATCACATATTTAAACCACATAGATTAGAAAAATTTCCTGCAAAATGGTATGCAAATAATTGCATAATTCGAAATGAATATCCCATTTCAGAGCACGAAACAAATGTTTTAATATACAAAGATATGATAGAAAACGTTTGTGAATCGTTTAAACCTGCAACATGTAGTTTTTTCTTAAACAAGCGCGATTTTCCGATTATCACTAATAACGGAACAGAGCCCTATTTTCATATATTTGGAAATGATTATAAAATAACAGATGATGATGATATTAGCGAATGGAGTTGTAAATTTTTACCAATATTAAGTGTATGCAGCAGTACAAAATATTTAGATATTCCAATCCCAACGCATGATGATTGGATAAACAAAGATGTAAGTATCAACGATGCATCTTGGGATACAAAAATTCCAAAATGTGTATTTAGAGGATCCAATACAGGATTTGGAATAGATATACATACCAATCCAAGATTAAAAGCGCTATATCTAAACGAAACACATCCAAAACTATTAGATATCGGAATAACAAAATGGAATACCAGACCAAAAATAATTAAACAACAATTTAAAAAATTACAAGTTTGTAATTATTACAAGCTTTCAAAACCATTAACATACAAAGAACAAAGTATGTATAAATATATTCTACATATCGACGGTCATGTAGCAGCATTTAGATTGTCAATGTTATTTAAAATGGGATCGTGTATACTAGTGTGCAAATCTGATATAGGAGATGGAACCAGCGAAGAATGGAAACTATGGTTTAGTGAAAAAATAAAAGCATTTGATATAAAAAAATATAACAAACATGGTAATATTCATCACCATGTTGAAACATGTCATGTTATAACAGTTGCTTCGGATTTATCTGATCTTGTCGAGACTATAGAATGGTGCATCAAAAATGATAATATAGCAAGACAAATAGCACAAAATGCAAGCAAATTTGCTCAAGAAAATTTACAAAAAAATAATATGGAAAACTATATATTCGATATACTCTGCATAAAACATGCAACATATGAAGTATGTAATTCCATGTCAAAGCATATAAATAAAATCATGTCTAATCCCATTCATATTCAATACTTGTTTCAAAAACGGTTTGCTTTCCAAAATACATTTAACAAGCTAGTAAACGACACTGAATCAAACGAAATTGTAGCTCCATTTATTCTAAATGCATCAGATTCTCGTTATTGGTGGAAATATAATAAATATATTGATTTGAATTTTGATCAGTGGAAAAGTGATCAAAAAGAATTATTGTTGGAAACTAAGAATACAAAAATAGAAGTAGATCCACGTATAAAAACCATTCAAAAAACAACAAAGAATATCTTTGAAGCATTTAATGAATATTTTATTGGCATTAAATGTATCAATAATGTATTGCAAACATGTCCTAATTTTCGTTATACATTTTCTCAAATAACACACAACACGCAGAACAACACGATATCATCACTGGATGAATTTGTTATATTAAATACTGAATTTATTAAAGGTGATACATTAAGTTTTAATTTTAAAAATATTTTTAATAATGAACGTCCATTGAAAATATTTTATGAAATATTAATACAAATAATATGTGCGCTTGATGTTGCCCAGCAAAAATATTGCTTTATACATAACGATCTAACTCCATGGAATTGCATAATCCAGTATTGTGAAAATCCAGTAAAGATTCAATATCCATATAATAAAATAAATTCATCAAATATATTAACATTGATTGTAAAGCATGTACCAGTAATCATAGATTATGGAAAATCTCATTGCTCTGTAGGATATTCAGACAATACAAATACAATACATTTTGGAATAAGTAACCAATATAATCCAATAATAATTCAAGATTTATTTAGTTTTGTATTGTTATCTTGTTATGAAATGATACATTTCATATCAGATGAGGATTTGTGTTTTTTGCTTAGTTTTTTTACAAAAGATCCAATTAATACACGACATAAAGCATTAAATTTTTTACATAAATATAAAAGTTATAATAATATCCAACAAGCTTTTACAAAAAATTTTTTTGATACAACAGAACTAAAACAAAATCTTGATCCTATTACAATGATAGATTATTTACACGATAAAATCAAGTTTTATAATATTGCGTTTCAAATAACATCTAACAATATGCCCTCATCGTCGCGCATTAGCGGCACCAATCAAAAATTAGTCTCTCCGTCCTTCATGTCCTCAGGTAATATTATTCAGCCAGCTCAAGATTTTGATATATTTAGATGTACATTACCACAACCACAAAATATTTTAGAATTATATTATGCATCTTTAATGTTCGAAAATAAACTAATGACTAAAAAAGGACTATTTTTTATTACCATGTTTTATGACGATCTTATGAATGCAACAATTGATGGTGATGCCTCGAAAAACATGGCATTTGAACACGAATTTAAAAATCAATTAATAGAATGTTCATCAATGTTAAAATTTGTAGATATGGATATTTATAATAGTTTCACAAAAGAGTTTAAAGATATAAAAATTTCAGAACCACATTTGCTGACAGATCCCACTATTATAGTCGAACGTGTACAAAGAAGAATATACATAAAAAGCAAAATAGGCTGTGCAAATATAAATACAGTCTTTTTTTATACACGCTATCTGTGGAATAAGTTTGATTTTTTTGATAAATATTTAGAGGCACAAGAAGAACATTATGACAATGCGATACAGGAAATTAAAAATGGAAAAAAACAAACCCATTGGATATGGTTCTTTTTTCCTCAATTAAAATTATTAGGAAAATCAGAAAAGTCTACGTATTACGGTCTTGAATGTAAGAGGGCTGCTAGTTTATACTATTGGCATCCTATATTAGGTCAACGTCTTCAAGAGATGTCCTTGTTGGTATTAGATAATTTTAACGATGAAATGTTTTCTGATATTGATTTGTTAAAATTAAAATCATGTATGACATTGTTTTCTATTGCATGTTATGAACATTTAGGCAGAAAAAATATTTTTAACAAGGTACTTAAAAACTTGTTTAAAAACGAAAGAGATGAACAAACGATACTGCTATTAGACTCTATAGACTAAATACAGTGATTTTAAATTCTTTCGAATTTAAAACCAAAAGTCCGACTACAAGTTCAAAGGAATTTATTGTAAAAATAATAATTCTATAGGAACAACATTTGTATATACAGTATTATTATTTATATATTGGACAAAAATACCAGGTATCCACGGTTTTTGGATTCGCATGCCATTATTTGTATAAAAATCATATGGTATTGTATCAGAATACGGAATATAATCAACTCCTATAATAGTTACACTCTTACGTAGATTTTTAGTATATTTAAATATAACTTTGGTACCTAACATTATATCATAAATAAAATGTTCAAGTTGTTCGAGCGAAGGAAACGGATCTAGCATATCAAGTAGCGATGACATTGTTTACTGTTTAACTATTTAAAAAATGAAATATTCTTTTAATCTCAATTTAAAAGAAATGGACCAATTAAAAGAATTTTCAACAAAACATATTCATATAGATGATTTTACTCACGTTTCATTAGAACCCAAAGGAAAGCTATATATATCTCCTGATAACATCAAAAAATTTTATAGTGTTTATCAGAATCTTGCTGAAAAGAATGCCAATCTACATGTTGCGGAAAAACCGGGCATTTATGTTCCAATATTATTTGATTTTGATATATCTGCATCCGCAGACGCATTCGAGGTAGAAAAGCTATATAATACGAATGATATACGTTCAATCATTGCTATCATTCAAAGATGCATCACAATGAATATCAAAAAAGGTGAAAATTTATTTACAAATAGGCATCTAAGATGTATACTTCTAGAAAAACCTCATAGGGCAGAATCTAATGTTATTAAAAATGGATTTCATCTCCATTTCCCATTCATATTTGTTAAAAACACTCAATTGGTAAAGCTTATTAATTGTATAAAAGAAGAATTGGATAAGGACTTTGTATTTGAAAAATTTCCCAAAAAATCTGCATCAGAATTTATTGATAATGTGATTACAAAATGTTGGTTAATGTATGCAAGCTCAAAGGCCAGTACATTAAAACCGTACACTGCAACCAAGATCTTTAATCATTCGCAAAAACTTGTATCGTTACATACATGCTTTGATGTAGAATGCGATATAAACGGAAAACCCATTACCGAACAGAATGTTAAATATAATTTACCCTATCTATTAAGCATTAATCCACAACCAGATATTCTGGCAAAACGAATCTTTACGTTCAACTTTGAAAATCCTGAAACCAATGATGCATACCTGGAACGTCCATCTCATTTTACTGATGATATATCTGAAGACAATGAGACAATATTGATCTTTATACAAAAATTAGTATCGGTTTTATCTATAGAACGTTCGAAAAATTATAACGATTGGTGGTTGGTAGGACTAACACTTTATGGTATATCATGCAAATATGATAACAAATACGACACTGAATTATTTGATATTTGGAATGACTTTAGTAGTAAAAGCGATGATAACTATGACGAAAACTCCTGCATACGGAAATGGCAAGATTTTCAAAAAATGCAGAACGTAAAGAAAACAATAGGATCTCTCATATTTATGGCAAAACAAGATAATCTAAAGATGGCAATGGAATACATGAAAGAATATAGACAAAGCTTTGTTTCGTGTACATACGTGCCCATAACAGATTATGAAATAGCAAATATAATAATAAAGCAATATGAATCTGAATATATAAATGGTGCTGATGGTCTATACAAATTTGACTCCAACATATGGAGAAATTTGGAATTTGGTAACAAAGAATTACGATTGCATATAATTTCCTTATCGCAACAGTATAAACAAATCCTTTATCAATACGAAGGTGATGATAAAAAAGATCTAACAAAACATATTAATGCTTTATCAAAAAAATGCGAAAACTTTAGCACCCAAAGTGGTGTTATTAAAATGATACTAGATCTTATATCAGAATCACGTTTGAAACAAAAATTAGACTCGCAGCCTCATCTAATTGCCTTTAAAAATGGTATCTTTGATCTGAACAATCTTTATTTTCGCAAAGGATTGCCGGAAGATTATATTTCTAAACAAATGAATGTATCATATAATAGTGATCTAACATATGAAAGCGAAGAAATTTGCGAGCTCGAAAAGTTTCTAAAAACCATATTTCCTGATAGTGTGCTTAGAGAATATTTTATTTATTGCATATGCGAAGTCTTTTTGGGAGGAAATCTTGACAAAATAGTTATGATATGGACAGGAACAGGCAATAATGGAAAAAGCGCATTACAACACATATTTGAAAAATTGTTAGGACCATTAGCAATAAAACTTCCAAAGAATCTTTTGATATCAGAATCCCCTAGAGCAGGCAGCTGCTTTCCAGAACTGACAAGAGCACAAGGAGGAATACGATGGGCAGTAATAGATGAACTAGCACCAAATGAAATGATTAACTCTGGAATGCTCAAGTACATGTCTGGAGGAGACACAATGTATGCTCGAGATCTATATCAAAAAGGAAAAGATGTAATAGAATTTATTCCCTTCTTCAAGCTAATTATAATTTGTAACAAAATTCCAAATATTCGTTATCCAGATACCGCAACATGGGAACGAATACTCGTTATCCCGTTTGAAACAAAATTTATATCGTCTGAAGCGTATGAAAAACTTTCAAAACAAGAAAAAAAAACTGGACAATACGGAATCGCAAATAAATTATACTCGGATAAAAATTATTTGTCAAAACTTGGTGAAGCATTAGCATGGTATCTATTACAAATATTTATCAAAAAACGCAAAGATAAAGATTTTATTGTTACTATTCCTGATAAAGTCAAAGAGGCAACAGAACAATATAGAGCACAAGGTGATGCCATTGCAGACTTTATTAATGATAACTTTGAACAAACATGCGATACGTCATATTCTGTTACTATACCATTAATGTATAATGAATTTAAAAAATGGTTTTCTGATAATCATAGTTCAAACAAATGTACCATCGATAAAAAAGAATTTTGCCAAATGTTTATGGAATATTCTAAAAATAATGGATATGAGATTGATCCTAAAAAACAAAGATGTATAGGAATGATTTATAAGCAAGACGATGACCACGATGAAGAAGAGGTATCGTCTCCTGGTTTTTAATTTATTTTTAAATCCGCTCAGAAGGATTTAAAAATTCAATAAACTAGCCATGCAAAAGATTATTAATAAATAAACTTATTCTATTAAATCGTTGCATGTTAAATCCAACGCCAAACATCCAATACGTTACCAAGTGTTCGCAGTTTGCATTTAACAAATTATATTCTACAGTAAAATTATTATTAACATCATCAAAGGCTCGAGATATAGTTTTGTCAATAGAAAATGGATGTAGATTAGCTCTTTTTGCATGTTTTATAATTGCATTTGTGACTATTTGACAGTGCTTATTATATTTTGCTATTCTACCGGTAGATATAACACTTTGAAATAATTCTTTTTTTATAATTCCTTGTTTATCATCGGACAACGAAAGATGAATGACATGTTTGCTATTATCAATTCCTAACATGACATGATATGCATACATATCAAAATATCTTCCGATAAAACATGCTATTATATCACCTTTAATAAATGTCAAGTTAATCGCATTTCTACATTTACAATTACACCCAAACATATTGCATTTGGTGTATCCACAATAATTATCATTTTTACCAAGCATAGAGCCGTCTCCACATACTAGATCTGAATATCCAAATCTATACGCAGGACAACATGAAGTATTGGAATATTTTGACAACAACAGCACAATAAATGTAAAAATCAAAACTATCATTATTTATTGCAATATATTTTTTTTAATTAAACGTGCTTCTAATTAGCTTGAAAAATCAATTATTTTGCCGGTCTAGAATTTATTAAACTTAGAATACTTAATAATGCATATAATAGTATTATTACAAAAACTGACAATACAAAAATTATAAATGATTTAAAATCCATAATTTATATTATACTTATAATTTTTAACATACAATAATGCAAAGCCAAAGTATTGCAGGCCTTTATATTTTAAATCCGAATAAGGATTTAAAATTCAATCAGAGGCATGATTTGTAAATATTGTTTGTATTGTACCATCTCTTATCAGTGGTATCATTATGGGAGGGCCCAATTTGGGCCTTCCCATAATTGGTCCATGGTTATCTTTATTTCTAACATACATTTTGATTACATAGTATTTCTATTAGAATATCCCAAAATCCATCATTTAAGTTAATATAACTATTGTTTTGGACCATATTTATTAGCTGACCAATAATTAATTTTTAAGATTCAATATGCTAATGCCAAGTTCATCTTTTTACATATCATCTTTGCGTTATTCCAAATTAGTTGCTTTGCTCCTTTTGTAATATACTTTTTCTCTTCTAACAGCTCGATCAATCTTTTGCGTGTTAGATAAGACGTATTTGCAGATATCACAATTTCCTCGAGCAGCTCGGTAATTTCTTTCTCTGAGCATGCTGATAATTTGATCGTTTGATCTTTACGTACCAAGGTTGTGCCAATATCGATAGGATTTGGAATAACAGGTCTCAGTTCATACGATTTTGCTAGATCGTTCTTGATAAATTCGTTCAGATATTCAAAACTTTCATTAAAGTTTTCTGAAACAAACTCGATGATATTAGCAAGATAGTTAAAATGCAAAATAACATTTTCTTTTCGTTTATTGTCTTTGAATTCAATCAAAAGATTATGCAGGAGTTTATCCAATTTTGGAGCTTCATAAACACGTTTTGTATAGCAAAAATAAAATTTATCATTGATTGCTTGGCCTGTGTTGTACGTATTTAATCTAGACACGAGATTTTCAGTGTGACCAATTTTAAA